ATAAAAATACAACTTATAAATATTTTTGATATATAATATTAATACGATGTCAACTACTTATAAAACATTCGATGAAATAAAAGAACCTAAACTTCGCCACACGATCAATTTCTATTGACAGAACATGCTATAATATAGTTATCTGAGGTGAGAAATCACCACTCACACACTGAGTCCGTAAAAAGCCAGTCAAGTAAGACACTTGGACAGATGGACCGGCCAGACAAAGAAACTAAACCTTTGAAGTGAGTAAATGGGGACTCACGCCGGGAAACCGGAAATCCTGATCTTTCCCGTTCAGGCAAAGGTTTTTTTATTTTCCTTTCAACAAATACCCTTTTTCGATTCGACCCTGCAATTTACGAGAATAAATCCTGTGAAAAGTAGTTAATACATAAGCCTGTAAATTTGGATCTTTTTTGACCACGGCTGTAAACCATATCTCATCAAGCTGTTTGTAAAATTCAATTTTTCCTAAACTTTTCGGTGACGATCCGGCATAAGCCCAAGAACTTATTAGCTCTCCAAACCGTGCTAGAAATTCAATATCATTTGGGTGTTTAGTGAGGATTTTTTCATTAACACTTTTTGGAACCAGAATATTTTTGTAAGGTTCGACATCCAACAGTGAAATTGATGTTGGTGCGGTCCTGCGTAATGCTTGCATTTCCCACTCGAAGAAGCCAGGCTCTGCTATTGGTTTAGTAATATAAATTACCCTCTCCCTCTCCCTCTGCCTGATCAATCCCGTTTCTTTCACGAACTCCCGCATTTTGCCTTGCCATTCTTTCACTTTCGCCATTGCGTCACCGGAATTCAACCCGGCCGCGTCCAGCATCTCTGCTTCACGTTTCCACTCCCTGATCTTTCGCTCGATCCCCCGCTGCGCCTGGGTCGCCTCGTACACGCTCATTTCCTTATCTTTGTATCTAACAGTCTTCTCCGAATAACTGTCCAACGTCTTTTTAGAATATAGTTCTTCAGATATCCCTTCAAAGAACGGATACATGGAATGCCGGCAATTGATCCCATATAAACCGGTTACAGTGCCATAGCCGGTTGCATCCACTAAATTCGGATACTTCGCCGTCCCCCCGTCAATGCTGTACACCTTTCCCTGCCAGAGCTCATGATTCGCCGGCCCCGTGCCCTTATTTCTGGCCCCGATGTGAGCCGACACCTGCATCTGATTCACACCAAGCTCGCGTGCTCGTGCAAGCTGCAGCTCTCCTGTGGTTTGCGATACCCCGGTCAGCACAGCGCGGCGTACAGCCACATCAAGTTGGTCTTTTCTTCTCGCATATTGGATCACAGGCAGCCCATTTGCCGCCGTGTCTCTAATCGCATTTTGGATTGCAGAAATATAGTCAAACGCCCCGCTTGAGACCTGCATATACGCCAAGTCTACCGCATCAACGAACGCGTTTTGCGCGGAGAGCGCGGTGCTCAGTGTCAGGTTATGCATCACCCCTTCGGTTTTCCGCAGCCCCGCCGCCAGAACCTGCCCCATGACCGGTGATAAATTCAACGGCAGCGGTTTTAACCCCGCCGCAGCGTATACCGAGTCATCGAACTGGGTCGCACGAACCCCCGCCTTTTGAAATGCCCGGCGCAATTCTCGGTCACCATACCCCGTGAGCTTTTCCAGTTCCTTTAGCGCATACTCGTATATCAAACCGCTTTCTGTCAACCTTTGCATCATCCAGGCTGTTTTGCCGCTCAGTATCTGTGTTTTTAGCCGTCGCGCAATCTCATTGAGAACCGATTGAGTGTATTGCTCGTACAGTTCAATGATTGGGCCGCTCAACACATCCAGGTCATCAAATTCAAGCAATTACGCCCCCTGGAATAAATTTGATTCCTGTAACGAGTCTTCTTTCGCCAATAGAATCATTTTCTTGGCCGTTGTTTCGTCTTCACCAAAGTTGCGCATCCTGAATTCAACCTTGCTCATTAGCCCCTGCTGAACCAGGCGCATATCCTGCTGGAACATCGTGTCCTTGTCAACAACCACTGAATCATCAAACTCATACACCGCCTGATATTTGCCGGCGGGTGCAAGTTTATTCAACGTAGTCCAGATATCCATTGCCCACAACAACTGATCCAGGGTATTCTGCAATGATTTTTGGGCATCGGTGATCGTTGCGTACGTTCGCTGCCGGCTGATCACGATCTCGGTGGCAGTCTTCGCCTCCACAGAAGGATCTGAGATTGTGCCATATGAAAGCCCGCATTGAAATTCGATTTTCTTCAGCACGGCGTCTAGGCCGCTCAGTATGGATTGCTCGCGGAAGTCCGGGCTCCACTCGTGGAACAACCCCTCTGGGTTTCCGCCCACCGGGTTGTTTGTTCCATTCAACGCGCGGTACAAGCGCTTCATGGGCAAAACTTTCTTCCCATTTTCGTTGGTGAAAGCCAGTACGTCAGCATAGAGCGCCCGCTGCCCACTATCAAATTCCCATACCAGGTTTGACCACAGTTTGTCAGCCTGTTCAATCAGTCCCACTGCTCGCGAAAAGCAGCTCACACCGACCGGGCTGCTCGGGTCGACATTATTTGCCAGTGGATATTTGAAGTACGCGAACAACGGGCGGTCAATGCTGATCACTGCGATCGGCTGAATATCTGCCCACTCTGATATCGAATCCAACGGAACCTGGGTTCCCAATTCAGATTGAGTTGCACTCTTAAATGCCATATTTTGGATCACATAACCGCTTGCCTTGTTGCCGTTGCCAAGGTTCGCCTCGCCAAAATGATGATATTCGAGCTTTGTGTAGTAATTACCGTTGCGATTTTTTTGGTCCGCGAAGATGCACCCGGTGATATTGCCGCTCGAATCAAACTCGGTAGGATAAAACTGGTCCGCTTGAATGAAATCAACTTCAATGGATTTATCCTTCGGGTATGGCTTAAACATGATCCCGCCTTTGGCGGCGCCATACTCCACCATGACCCGTGATTTTTGGATCACCCGGTCGAGTTGTTTTTGCAGAAACGCTGCTCTTGTCCCTTTCCCGCAATCAACGCTCATTTCCAGCGTCACAGCCCGTGAAATCTCTGAAGCAACTGCGCCGGCAATATTTAGGCTGAATACCTCACCGTCTTTCAGCCATGGCGATTTGTTCTCGTACATATCGGACCATAACTTGATCGCCTCGGTCATTTCGCTGCTTAGCGAAACATTTGTTCCCAGATACGTTTTAATACTGTCTAATCCAATCATCTTTGACCATACTCCTTTTAACCATTGGAGAATCTTTTCGATCATCATTGCCCTCGCCTTCTCCAGATCAGGTTGGTTGAATACCGTGTTGCATCAATGAAATGATTATCCCTGTCAGGGTAAGCCGAGATGAAATTCCCGTCTTTATCCTGTTCGAGCTCATACCCCAGAAGCTCCTCTGTAGAATTTGGGCACCGCTCCGGGTCTACAACAATCACCGCTAAGGATTGCAGCCACTTCATGGAATACTTAACAGATTCCGGTCCCTTTTCAGCCCCGCGGCAATTCAACCCATATTCCAGGTAATCCGCCACGCTTTTTGGCTCCGCCGAATCCGCAATAATCAAATCGTCCGGAGATACACCTTTTTCACTGACCAGAGCATTGTAAGTGTCTCTGTTTCCAGCTTTAACCATCCTCAGCTCATCAACAAGATAAAGAACATGCCTGGCAGCATCGTAGTGACACTTTACCCAAGCAAACGGATCCGGGTAATACCCCCAGTCAACACCCATCAGAATATGATCAAACTGATCGAGTTCTTCTTTCTCAATTTTTCGGACCTGTACATTTTCAAATACCAGGCCGCCCGTGCCGTTTGACACACCCAGATACTCGTGTTCATACGCTTTCGGATTAACCGCTTTTAGATGCTCAGCCTCTTCAATAAAAGTTTTCCCCAACCATTCGGGCGGAACTGTCAAGTAAGTTGAATGATGCTGAAACTGGTTCGCCTTCGGGATCTGTTTATACTTCTCCACCCAGTTGTTCGCTGTCTGGGGCGGATTCCAGCTCTTGAACTCATATGCCAGGTCACCACCACGGATTACCGACTGCTCGATCTTACGGATCGCCTCTTCCCCGTGGAATTGATCAAGTTCCTCGAACCACAAAATCCCAATGTACCCGAACTTAGTTTTGATCGATTTGATCTTCCCGGGGTCGTCAGCCCCCCTGAAGTAAATCGTCTGCCCCGTAGGTTTGTATTTGATCTCCAGCGGGCTTGTTGTGCAGCTGAAAGCACCTCCTAGATCCAACTCGTTGATCGCCCAAACCAGCTGCGCATACACTGAGTCTCTTAAGGTATTCGCCACCTGGCGCAACGCCAGCATGTGGATACCCGGGTTATTCACGAGCAGCCATATTGAGACCAATGAAATAAACGAGGACTTTGTTGACGCTCTTCCACCGTATTCGAGATACTCAGTATGGTTATGGGCCCGGATGTCCCGGTAATCGTTCAGGAACTCGGGCGCTACCAGGTCCGCCGGCAATGAGGGCAGAATGCTATTCCCCCCGCCGCCGTCTTGCCCGTTATTCTCCAAAAACACACCGAAATGCCGGCCAAGCCTATCCAACGCAACCAGCGGGTCATGCAGCTCGATATAGGGGATTCCCTGCCTGGTATATTTGATCCCCTTCACCAGGTAACCTTTTTCCTTCACGGCGTCCCAGTTGATCCCGGCGTATTCAAGATCCGTCTTGCCTGACGTTGGATCGTAGTTTTCCTTGAAAATCAAAAAGTCGGCCGCGTTCACCTGGCTGATCTGTTGCGTCCTCATGATTACTTCACTGGCTTTGATCTTCTGCTCGGTAAGAACTTTTTCTACCTCAGCTTTTACCAGCGGAAAGGACAGTAATCGTGCGCCGTTTTTTTTGGGGTGTTTATAACCCGCTTTTTCGGCCGCCAGAGACCCATTCCAGGTTTGCAGGTAATATTGCACAAATAACCGCTGCCGGTTATTCAACTTTTGCGGCCGCTTATCCCTGGTATCCGCCATCAACCCTCTACTTGAAAATGATTCCAGCCTGCCCCGTGATCATCGCCCAGATCAGCGCGATCACCGAGACTCCCAGAACAGTCGCCACCCAGATCACGATCTTCATTGCCGGCGCAAGCCGTTCCAGTTCCCGGATCCTGCCCTCGTGATCCTCCACAGTATTGATCACAGTCTTTGTTTTGACCTCGTCCCGTTCAATGGTCTGGACCCTGCAATCAATGGAATCAAGTTTGTCTTCCACTCGCTTTATCGAAGCCTCCAAGGTAACGAGCTTTTGCAGAATTACAGCGTTGCTTGTACCGGTCGCCGCTGCCATTGCATTATCCTGATTCAACGTCTCTGA